TCGCCAACGGTGGCGATATTGCCTGTTGCGTCAAGATGCAAGTCCCATGTGGCTTTGTCGAGTGATAGTTCCATAGTCTTATCCGTTTTTAAATATAACTTATTTTGTGCCTATAAAAGACAAAATTTGTTACCTAAAAAGGCGCCCGGACAAGATGGCCTCCCGAATCCGGGCTGGCGCTCACCGTGCCCGGACTTAATCCGTCATGATACGCCGTTTTCGACTACAATCGGAGACAAGTTTTTCTGTGCCGTTGCGGACCCCTCGACTTGCACGACTCCAATGTCAAGCGTTATCGTCATCGTCTTTATGTAGGCGTCCACCTTTTCCGCTATTGCGTTCGCAAGGTTTTCCATCGCCTTGTCTAGAGCCGCTGCCGGGTCGTTCGGAGAAAGTTCCTTGTTGGACTCTGCGGCGGTTTTCATTGACTCCTTTAGGTCTTTCTTGAATTGTGTCAAGTTCAATGCCATGTTCTATTTCTCCGGCGGTATGGGTGTAAGGGGTGACGGTGCGTTGGACGGTCCCGCAGGCGTTATGTGCGTGTGCTGCTTGATCGATACGCCGGGGCCTTCTCCAACGCCTACGTACACGTCAGTACGGGCGATTACATCATCGTTGAAAACGACTTGCTCGTTAAATACCATCTTCTTCGCTTCCCATGTAATCACCCCGTCCGAGTCCACCACAATGCGCGCCTTGCCCTTCTGTGGCTTCGGGAAACATCCAGGAATGGCAATGGCGGCATCAAGGCCGAATCTCGAAGATACGGATGGCGCCGCGTTCCTGTCTCCGTTCTTCCACGCGGAAATATCCTGCTCCTGGAATACGAGAAGCACACCGTCGCCCTTTTCCAAAGGAAACTCCATGTCAAAAGCATTAGAACTAGGGAATACCACCGGGACATCGACAAGCTCCGGCAATTCAATCTGTATTCCGTTATCCATCAGCATTCGCACGGAAGGCTTTACCGTGGCCCTATGCGTTTTCTCGTCGTATGCCGTGACGGTCGCCACAAGCGATGTGTGGACTCCGCTCAAGGCGTTCGCTAAATAAGCGTCTAGCATTGATGGCAAACTCATAGCTAAGCCTCAATCAGGTTAAGGTCCATCGAGAAGGCAGAATTGGGTCCGTTGCCAACGCTTACCTCCATCTTGTCAACGACGAACAGGCCGTCATGCACACCGCGCCGTTCGTCGTTTATACGCACAAGAGCGTTAGGTCGCAATTTCGGTATGACCATCGTTTTCGCGGAATAGGTCTTTTTCATGTTCGTGAAAATTTTGTCCAGTTGCGAGTAAACATCGTCTACATCTTCGGGCTTCAAGACTACTTCGCCTCTCTTCGGCTTCTCGCCTACCTTGCTCGCCATGTCGTCAATGCTTGTCCTCGCGAAGCCTACATAGTCTGTGGTGTTTTCGAGGTTAAGAAGGCCACTGTCTGGCGTAAGGTACGCGATGGAATAGGAACTTTCCGTCCTGTGACGGAAAACTACCATTTCGGCAAGGTCTACATATATTCCCATGCCCTTTGTTTCCAAATCCTGCGCGAGCTTCTTCATGGCGTTCATCACGTTGCCTACAAATGTCCACCCGGACGGGAAAGAAACTTCTGTAGCCATTTCCTTGCCATAAGGCACAAGCCCCAATATTGCGCAAATGGAGTCGATTACATCGGCAGCGGTTGCACCTGGCTTGAATCCAAGACATACTGGCGTGCATGTAAACGGACGCTTGAGAGATCGCAAAGCTATGGAACGAATAGTAGTCACCGTGTCCGTTCCGTTGCTCATAGTCTTTGAGTCTATAATGTTACCCTGCCACATGAGACCGGGTTCGCCGCCCTGCTCGTAGCCTGCATAAAGCATTATGTTAGTTCCGCGTTGCAAGAACTTCGATATAGTGTCGCTGTTGGCGTTGTAAATTGTCGCCTCCATCTCGTTATCGTTGAAAACGCGTGAACGGACGCAGCGTGCGTCAATACGCAATGCCGAAACATCGACCTGCACCATGTCTCGGTTCTGTGCCACAAGGCGTACAACTCTACCCCAAGCCATTAGCCTTCTCCCATGCCTTCAAGTCGTTCTCGTCGATGTAGAACAAGCCCCATGAATCGCCAAGAGCGTCATAATCGGAAAGGGGCTTACCCTTTCCTTCGGACAACGGAAGCGCGATTATGTCGCCCTTTATCGGAGAAATTGCCCTGTGCTCGTACAATATGGGGAACCTCTCCGTAATGCGGAACATGCCCAGTTCACCGTTGTCGGATGAAACAACGATGTCCCACGCCTTTGCGCGTTCGCTCCATACCAGTCGCAAGGTCATTACAAGCTGTTCTGGAATAAGTACGCTTACGGTCTGGTCTGCACTTACGGAAGGATTAAACGGAATACGCAACATGGTAAAAGCCTCACGGAACTATTGTGCCTATGATAAGTTGATTCTTGTCGGCCTCGCTCGGCTCCGCAGCTACCTTCTGTCCGTTGTTCACGCCGACCGCCGCAGAACGGTTTATGCCGGACTTCATGTCCTTCGGCTGAACCGGCCCCGATACTACAGTCTCCGTTAGGCTTACCGTCTGAATCTGCCGGAAATTTATCTTTATTTCGAGCGCTTCGCCCGTTTCTCCGTCTCGATCAGTCTCGATGTCAGTAATGACTACGTTGTCGTAAGTTTCGAGCGATGTAACGATCTTGACAGTCTGTTTCTTGTCCATCAAGTCCTTCAAGTCGTTCCATGCGTCCCTAGCGCGGTTCTTGAGCTGGTCTTTCCATTGCGCCATGTTCATCAATGTCTCGGCGTTCTGTTTTTCATCGTCGATTTTCTGGACGTGCTTCAACGAATGGTTAGACACAAGAGCCGTGAGTGAGCCTTCGCGGAGCTGTAGATAAATGCCATCGCTAACAGCGCGCCCGTCCTGTAACGGATTCTCCGTCACTACGGCGTGTTTCGAATGGTTCTCGTCAAGTATAAGGTCAATGTCAATTTCGCCTACGCTGTAGCCTTCTTTCGGATAAAATAGGCTAGTAGGTATAAGAGACTTTATGTCGAGCCTGTCACCAAAAATAGAATTGAGTACGCTAACCATGACCCGCTCCTAGATTGTAGTTATGAAGGCTTCCTTGAGCTTTGTATTGAAGGCGGCATCGAAAGCCTGTCGGGAAATATCGCTAATGTTGAACTTGCGCGTGTTGTCCTCGACCGCCTTCGTGTTCTTTTTCGTAGATTTAGAACTTTCGTTGAGAGCCTTCGTCATTTCGGCGATTTGCTTTGCCAAGTCGGAACTGCCGGACAACGGAGACTTGACTACTCCTGCCTTTACTTCAAACTCCATGCCGGTCTTTTCCTTGTAAACATCCTTCAATGCGTTTACAAAGGATTCTCGTTTACGGATGTTCATCTGTAAAGACTCAAGTTCCTTTGACGCTTCTTTTCCTTCCTCGCCACCCATAGCGGCACGCTCCTGTAGTTTCTTAGCCCTAGCCTTCATTCCTTCCTGCTGGACTACAACTTCGCTAACAACCTGTTCGCGTGTCTTTTGTCCATTGGCTACGTTCTGCGCTATATAGCGTCTTGCGGATTCCCGTTGTTCCTCCGTTGCTTTTTCCCTAGACTTTCCTTCAAGCCAGTTGTACGCCGCTACAAAGCCTTCGATAGCGACCAACGCAATACCGATCGGGCCTAGTGCCGTTTTCATGGCGATTCCGATAGACTTTATACCGCCAACGGCAATGCCCTTGAAACTTGTAAAAGACAAAGTAAGATTGCTAAAAGCAGTCATTCCGGCTTCTGCAGCCCTTGCAAAAGACGTTACCAAGGTCCTCTGCAAATCCCTTGTAGCAAATGCTATCACGGCGATAGAAAGACGCCTAACCCATGTAAGGACGGTCTCGAACGGAATTGAAGTCAAGGCGTTGCCAAAGGATTTTACCGTTTCGACAATGGGCGTCCAATCATACGCAACAAGCATATCGACGCCGTTCTTTAGCAGCGGAAGGAACGCCTCCGCCATGTTCTGCAACGCCGTAACAAAGTTGTCCCTTAGCGTTGAAATGCGGCCCTGCAAGGTCTGGCTCTGTGATTCAAGGTTGCCATAGAACAGTCCACCCGCGCTTGTGGCGCTCTTGAATGCGAGAGTCACCATGTCGGCGCTAATAGCGCCCTGCGACATCATGTCCTTGAGTTTGGCTACAGAAATGCCGGTCTGCTTCGATATTTCCGTAAGAGGGTTGAAGCCCTGGTTGATGAGCTGGAGCAAGTCCTGCCCCATCAGCTTGCCCGTGCTCTGAATTTGACCGAAAACGAGAGCAAGACTGTTTAGCTTGTTCTGGTCCGCCCCGGCAACGTCACCGAGCATCTTTAGCGTCGGAACAACCTTTTCGGATTCAAGGCCGAACGCCATCAACGTCTTTGCTGCACTTGAAAGACCGAGCTTGTCGAACGGAGTATGGGCCGCAAAGTCCGCAATCTGTGCGATTACGCCACGCGCCTTTTCAGCGCTCCCGGTCATGACGGTAAATTGGGCGTTTAGCCCTTCCATCGTCATTGCGGCTTCTACGCCCGTCTTTGCAAGAGAAATCAGGCCAGCGCCTAGAGCGAGACCGCCGACCCACTTCTTGAAACTACCAAGCGCGTCCTTCGCCTTGTCGATTCCCTTCGGGTCTACCTGAAAGCCGAGCCGTGTAAATAGTTCCTCGATAACCATGCCTAGCGTCTCCGTTCGTTGCTCTGTTGTTGCGACTTCTTCATCTGTTCTGCCTGGTATGCGTCAGCCGCGCTCTCGCAATCCTGCCGCATGTCAAGGATTGAATTGAAGTGCCTTATATCGTCAAGGTCCCATTTCTCGACCTCGGACAAGGAAACGCCCATATCTACGACCAAACGCAATATGGGCCACCTGTCCTCTACTTCATCGGCGAGACTCCCGACGTTGCCAATCGCGGCCCACGTTTCGTCTCTGTGCCTGCGGCTTCGCTTGAGGTATCTGTTACTTTCGTTTGCAGACCAAAGCGAGCCGCCAACTTGAAAGGGGCGAGCTTGTTGTATTTCCACGCCTCGAAAACAATCTGGTACATAGTTTCAAGGTCTCCTGCAAAAAGCGCATCGACTTGAGCTTTGTCAGTAATCTCGACCGGTGCCTGTCCGGGCGCCGTGATAGTGGAACCGCGGAGGCTGTCAACGATGATGTCAACGGCCTCGTCATCGGGCAACGATGCAAGCGCGTTCGAAATTCCTTCGATTATCTTGTTCAAGTCGATTTCTCCGCCAAGGTTCGATAGGTCGATAGACTTCAAGACTGGAAGCGCAAAGGCGCCAACCCTCTTCGCAAGAACGAAAGCCTTTGTTGCCGGAAGCGGTCTGAAATGGACGGAGTAGTCGGAAATGTCCTTAGTAATCGGGGAGAGCATTACTAGTTACCTCCGACGAGATTGGAACCGATGCCGGTGTCAAAGACCCATGCACGGCTGTTCGTATCGTCGCCATCTTCCCATTCCGGGTCCTTGCGGATCCAGGCCTGCGGAGCAAAGAACAACGTATTGCCGAGCAAGTCCTTGATGGTGAGCGGGAAAACGCCCGCGTTGGTGAGCTGGTCTGCGGCGAGAGCTGCGGACAGTTCGGCATTGACAGCCGCGGTCTGCAAGAGCGTAACGGTGACTTCGAAATCGCCCTGGTTCTTGTTCACGCGTTCGACATCACCGGCTGCGCCCTTTTTCTTGGTGAAGGCGTCTCCAGAGCGGTTGACGGAAACAAACGTTCCATCGGCATAACCGCTGATTGGAATGACGCCGAATGTAATGACGACCTGCTTCGGGTCGTAAGTCTTTACGGTCAAGTCTGCCATGATAGACTCCTTTTAGTTTACACGGAAATCGTGCCGTTGATTGTTACGCTGTGGATTGCGCCCTGATAGAGTGCAGAGAACTTGACATCGGGCAACTTTCTTGCAAGTTTGTCTGCTTGCGGGATGTCCGCGTACTTCGGAACGGTAACGGAGATTGAATCCGCCTGCAATATGCCCTTGCTTGCGGCTTCGTTGAGGACGCCCTTTACAAGACCTTCAATCATTGCGATGCCCGTATCGTCATACGGAATCTTGCGGTTGTTCACAAGTGCGGAATATACGGCTTCACGGAGGCGGGCTTCGATCCAGTCCGTACCGATGATGATGTCGATGTATTCGCCGCTTGCAACCTTGCCTTCCTGCGTGATGGACACGCCGCCGACGGTCATGTAGTAGTTGCAGTTCTTGTTCTTGAGCGCGGTTTCCTGGCTTGCAAGAAGCGTATCGGGAGTAACGCCGTTGAGCGTCTTGTACGCCCATGTAGATGTACCCGGTTCATACGGGAATCCTTCGCCCATCCAAGAGGCATCGGGATAGTCTGCGCCACCAGCCGGAGTTGCGTGCCAAACGACAGCGGATCGGTTGCGATTGGCGAGCTTGAGGACTGAAGCCAAGTCAGTAGATTTGCTCGGGTCGTATGCGTTCACGTCCGTAATCCAGAAGATAGCGAACTTCTTTGCCGTTTCGACCCAGGAAGCAACGTCAGCGAAGCTGGAGACCAATGACTGGTCAACAACAATGCCGTACCAGTCGTTGTTCTCGTTTGCGATTGCGTTTAGCGCGGCATCGACGGTTGCGTCGTTCGAGTCCTTTCGGCCCACGACAATCTTGTTTACGCTAGGGTTCTGCGAAAAGATGGCGTTCGCAATCTTGTAAACCGCGTCGGTACTTGTCCATCCGTCGCTTGCCATTTCTGCAACGCTGCCATATACGCGGGCGCGTGTAAACGCCGTGGTGGTCTTGTTCGTAGCGAATTGGGAAAGAATAAGCGGGACATTGAAGGCCGCAACCGCGACAGAGGTTGTCTGCCTTGTGATGTTCACTTCTACGATGTCTTTTAGTGCCATTTGTGGCCTCCTATTGTTCAATATAAATTTAATCTTTTTGAATGTCCAAAAATCAACTTTCTACAAAAATTTCGTTAATCACTTCCTGCGGGTTGTCGTGGTCGTGCTGCTCAATATCAACGGACTTCATTGCAATAGTATCGCCGGCATAGCCCCTAGCCCAAGTCATTTCAAGAGTGAGGACGCTCTCGCGCCTCCATTTCGTCTGCTGCAATGCCGGCAAGTCGTTAGGCCCGTTAGTCTTTAAAACGCTGATTCCAGCGTCTGCGAACAAGTCTAGCACCGATTGCGTTTCGAGCGATTCCACAAGTTTCATAAGGTTGTCGCCGTTGCCGTCAACATCCCTTATCTCGATTTCGCCCTTGTACACATATATTCGAGGTGCCACATGTTCAGTATCGTTCACGTTCATCCGTGAAGCGGTTGTCCCGGCGAGTCTCCAAGATCCTGCATAGTCTATGCAGACAAAGTTACCGCTCGGCGTCGGTGCGTTTTCGTGGCTCTCGGTTACTTCGACCCCGTTCAATACGGAGCTTGCCCACGAATAAAGGACATCCCAAAGTTGAGTGTTGTCTGTAACGCTCATAAGGAAGCCTCCCCGATGTAACCGGCTAGATACTTGTAATGGTTAATTATGTCGTTGGCAAAGTCAAGCTCCTGGAAAACCTCCCATTTCTTTCCTCGCCAAATGACTACATCGCCGGAATTTTCAGACCCCTCAACGCTTACGTTCAGGCGCTCGTTACAATAGACCTTCACCGTTCCGACATCGCGTCGTCCTTCCGGCAAAAACTGCGTATCCTTGCCGCTTACTGGCTGTACGGAGCCTGTAACATTCATCGAGGTCTCTTCGGAAGTCCAACGGCCGTTCACGCGAGAACCGACACGGCGCAAGATAGATATAGTTCTAGGGAAAAGCGTGCTCATAGATTTACCACCTTGTACTTGATGGACTGGCGCAAATGGCCGGTATCGATAAGAGGTCTTGAGCTTTTCTTGCGCCTTTTAGTGCTTTCTGCGTTTTCGACAAACGATCCGTGTATGAATATGTCCTTCATGCGCCCTTCGTAATCGGCGCCGAGCCTCTTTATCGCCTTTTCTGCAGTTACGGATCCGCTAGAAAGTCCTTTCAGCAGCTTGCGCATGAACTTCGGGAAATTTCCGCGTTCAGCCCTCTCCCTTGTCTGCTTCATGAACGGGCGCGGCGGTATCTTGTTCACGGTCGAGCCCTTTTCGTTAATGTATGCGATTGTCGCAAGCGGGATGTCAGAGTCCTTTTCTGGTTCGGAGTCGCTAGGAATACCGACAAGTGCGACTAGACGACGGGCCTTCTTTAGCTCGCTCTCTATCTTCGCCTTGCCCAAATCCCTGCTTACGAACGAAACGGACATTATCTGCAGCCCCTTGAGCCGCAAACGCCAAAGAACGGCTTGCAACCCTTGCGTAACGAAATGAGCATTAGGCCCCAGCGGGTCTGCGAAAGTTCCGCATCGCCAAGATTACCGGCAGAAGCGGAAACGGCACCGGAGCCATAAGAAACGGACAAATCGCCTTCACGCTTGGAAGTAATGGAGCCAGTGGAGCCGCCATCGGAGTTGCCGGAGCCAGCCCCAAGAGTTCCAGAACCCAATAGGAAAGCGATATGGGCTGCCATGAGCGCTACGGCGTGGTTGTACTTAACGCCGTAAAATTCGCGGTCGGTGCGTTCCTTCGCCATCTCGATAAACACGTTCAAAGACGGGTCCTGCATCAATGCAGGAGCCACGGCCTGGATATACTGTTCAACAGACAAAGGATTTACGCTCATGGTCTTTCCCCATCGTTATTACTTGTTTTCGCTTTCGCGGTCCTTGAGTTCCTTGGCGATTGCGTTCTTGCGGTTCATGCCCTTTGCGCGAACGGATTCTTTTGTGGATGCCTCGACAAACTTGTCCGCCTGTGCTTCAGACTGGATTTCGTTCACGACGCCATCGAGCTTGTCGTTAGGAATTTCATCGGGCTTGCACGGCTCTTCGATTTCCTTGCCGTCCTTCTTCGTGGTCTTGTAGATTGGAACTACAACTCCGTCCTTGATCTTTGCGTCAAGAGTAGCCTTCGCACCTTCCCAAACCTTGTCATCGAGGACATTGATGCCTGGAACGAGCATGAGTTTCTGCTTGCCGTTACCCATTTCGACAACAAGCATGTTTGCGTTCTTGTAATTAACCAGCATAATATTATCTCCTGTTTAGATAATAGCCCTTTGTTAAAAAAAAGTGTAGGGCCGGGCATGACCCTACACCCAAATTAAAAGTTTGGCATACTATTTTATACAAAACCGTTAAATCTTGCATCCCCGTATGCCGGGGGTTGTCTCTACACAGGAGACTCTATTAGAGACCGTCGCAGAACACGACGGACATCGGGTAGTACACGATGGTACCACCGGTAGACTGCAAGCACGGGATGTCGTACACCATGCCGTTGAGCTGCGGCGGCATCTGTTCGAAGCGCTGCGGAATCTGCACTTCGACCTTCATCGGGTCGCGTGCGTATGCGACAACGCGGGACACACCGCCAGCACCTGCTGTAGCGAGGTCGGCAACCCAGTCGATACGGGTAATCTGCGGGAAGTTTTCGCGGATGAAGCCGAGAACGGTCTTGTCGCGGTTGGAACCGTAAGGCGTGTTCTGGAGCTTCAAGTAGAGCGAAAGCGGCAAGATAACCGTGTCCGGCTGTTCGATGCCGTTGGTGGATTCCGGACCTGCAGAAACGAGGCCGGAGAAGTCGGCGACCATTTCGTCTGCGGTCTTGTCGGCCCATGCCTTGGACGTGCCGCCGGCATTGTTCGCGGCAACGTACTCAGTGATGCCTTCGGCATTCCAGAAACCAGGAAGCTTGGCCTTTGCGTCACCCTTCCAAGCGATGGAGTCCTGCTTTTCGTCGATAGCACGTCGGGCGGCTTCGGCACGCTTGGTGTCGAGAGAAATGCCTGCCTTCTGTGCGCGGCGGATTTCCTTGACGGAGTAGCCGTAGGAAACGCCGAGGTCCTTGACAGGGCTGGAGTGTTCCACGCCACCGATGTCTGCGCGCGGGAAGTCGTTTGCATAGTCGGCGATAATTTTTGCCATTCCCACCTTGTCGTAAGAACGCCAAATGATGTGGGTTGCGCCCGGATCCTGTTCAGTGGACACCGGGAGAAGCTGTAAGGCCTTGAGGGCCTTGTGCTGCACGTCGTAGGTGCGGCTCTTGACAAGAGCAAGCTGGTTGTCAAAGAACACCTGCTCGTTAGCATCGAGTCTCATATTCTGTTCGGGCATTTTTAAATTCTCCTTAAATTAGCCGAGGTCCACAATGACCAAGTCATTGGCAGCTTCAGCAGTGGAACGAGCGAACCAGCCAGGGTTCAGGACAACATCGGAACCGGAGGTGCCATTTGCAACGGTCACGGTCTGCGTGGAGTCGGTGGTGGAGCCGGTCACGGCGATGTCGTTGGCGGAGGCACCCTTATCCTTTGCGGTGAGGGTAACGACGGCGGAAGCGACACTTGCGACAAACGGAATGTCCAACGCGTCGATTGCGGTCTTCAAGGAGGCGGCGACATCAGCGGCGTCCTTCACATCGGCGGTGGTCGAAACCTGGGCGACCTTGTCACCGATAACGACGGTCACAACCTTGTTTGCGGCGGAAGTGCCGGACAGAGTGATAGTCACGGTGCGCTTTGCGCCATCGGCGGAGGAAGTCTTTGCAACAATCTTGCCGGTAGATGCGTTCACGGACACTTCTGCATCGGCGGAGACTGCTTCGCCAGCAACGCCGAAAATCTTGCCGGTGCGGCAAACGTTGACGGCTTCGCCATCTACGTATTCGGGAGTGTCGAGTGCTGTGCGAGCGGCGATACCGAGAAGGGCTCCGTCACCCTTTGCAGTCACCTGTTCGCCATCGCCCGTGCCAAAGCAAAGACCACCGAACGGAACGGTGCCCTTTGCGAGACGGGAATCAATCTGATGAGTGTTGGTGAGGCCAACCAGTTCGCCCGGCAGGCCCTTGTCCATATTACCATAAGCAGCCATGATTAGGCCTCCTTGTTCTTGGGTTCATCCTTCCAGGCGCCGTCCATGCGTTCGTTGTAACGCTTCTTGGCGGCATCGAGTTGATCCTGGGCGGAAAGTTCGTGATTTGCAGACGGAATGTCCGCTGCGTCCTTGCGGCTCTTTTCGTCGCCCTTGGTGGCACTAAGTTCGCAAGCGCAATCGAAACGCGCTGCGATGTAGGCATCATCCTTGCCATCAAGATTTGCGGACGGGAATACCTTGGAAATGACAGCCTTCTTGATGTCGGCATCTGCCATGTCGGCCTTGACTTCAACGCCTGCGGCGGTAGCCTTGCCAACAAGTTCAAGACGGTCCTTGATTGCCTTTTCAATCTTTCCCGGCATTTCATTTTCCATTGCGTCGAGGCGTTCCTTAATTGAGTCGCGTTCGGCTTCGACGGTGGACTTTGCGGCGGTCAGCTTGTCGAGCTGTTCCTTGGCGTCAGTACGCGCCTTTTCGAGTTCCTTTTCAAGCCCGTCGGCGCGGTCCACGGCCTTGTTATAGGCGGCAATTACCTGGGGCTCCGCCTGATAATCAGCCCCGTCAAGGTGAATCTTGTCCATCTTGTCCTCTTGGTTCGTGTTATTTTCGTGCTTGTTCATGTCGGGAAGAGTCGGAGTTCCTGCGGAATCCATGCGGATAGCGTTTCCGTCGCCAGCTCGCGGAACCGGGACCAGAGCGACGTGATTGTAGCGGATCTTGCGCTGGATGCAGTCATATTTCATGCCCATCCACGTACCGCTAGTCCATTCGATGTCGCAATCATAGCCGCAAGAAAGGGAACGCGCAGAACCGTTTTCAACGGCGTCAACGGCGTCTTTTTTCGTCGCGGTCAAAGACACATAAACTCTGTATGAATCAGATGTCACATCGGAGCCTACAGAACCGACGGACAACTTGCCGACGTTTTCGGGCGTAACCTTTTCGTCAGGGTGAAGAAGCGTGAGCGGCTTCATCTTTAACGACGCAAGGCTTTCTTCGTCAAAGACTTCTTCGGGAAGGCGAAGCTCGCGGCGTTCGGAACCGTCCGGGTTTCTGTAAGAAAAAACACCGATGGAAGTCACCGGAGCACGGGCAATCAAGAATCCCTCGGCAGTCTTTTCAGCCGGGTTCGTCTCGTAATTGATGGCGTCCTGGTACCAGTCTAGGCGGCTTTGGGACACCTGCAAAGAGTCTTTTTTCTTGTTCATACCTAAAATATAATTTTATTTTAAGAAAATAATAACAAAATTTTAAGCATAATGTACAAAAACGGCATTGAAAACGGCAAAACACCGCCTTCAAGACCGTCCCTCGTTGCAAAATCACAAGATTTCGTCGGCTGTCGGCTCGTATTGCTCAAGGAACTGAAACAGAGGATCGCCTTCGGGCAGTCCGTCGATAGCCTTCAAGACATCATCGTCTGAAAATTCTTCCTTGACAATGTATTCGTTACCGTCTCGGGAAAATACAAGCGAATCGGTCCATCTGTTATAAACTATTGAATAGCCGTTCAAGAGGCAGTAATCTTCGAGATCGCTGTTTTTCAGAAGTTCGTCTGTTGTCATTATCTTGTCTCCTTTATCAAATCTAATACAAAGTCGCGTGCCGTCGGAAGGTACTTGTCAAGAATTTTCCTTGCGTTATCGTTCGGGCTAGAAAGCATTTCTAGAATTTCCGCGAACGCCTCCGTGCATTTGTTGCTGTCGCCGTCAAAGCCCCTCCAATATCTTGAGCCGTGACCGTATATGCCGAAGTAGTTCTGTATGCCAGTTCCGGCCTCGAACATGTCGGACAAGGCTCCATAAACAGAATGCTCGTCACCGCCCTTCTTTGACATTTCCACAAGCCCGTTCAAAGTCTTGCTGTAACGGTCAACAGCCGTAAGGTTCCCGGCAAATTCTCTTCGTTCAAGCCTTTCAAGGATATAGTCAACAAGTTTACTGTTTTCGCCATTTACAAGAGCCTCGAACATGGACTTGTCTTCAATGGCGCCTACAACCGTAATGACCTTGCTGTAATCGTCCATGTTTTTTGCCGACTTGCGAACGGCCATTATCCAGTCGTATCGAGAAGAATCCGCATTATTCAAAGCGTCCTTCAAGGCCGTCTTGCATTCCTTCGGTATTTCCTTCAACAGCCTCTTGACAGTATCCTTACGTTCGGCTGTAACGGCTTCGACAATCGGAGTTACAAGCTCGTCCTTGACAATTTCGCCAAGGTTCCTGTTGCCATATTTTGACATCCTTATTTTCGAAGCGTAAAGAGCGTTGTGCGCAACGCCTATCTTACGGTCAAGGGCATGGCCTAGCTCATGGACAACATCGCCACCGGTGGAGCCGTTTTTCTTTATATTGACTTCCTTGCCGAAAACGCCAAAAGAACTCCGGCTGCTGCTTTTTACATTGTTGACAAACTTCGTAAATGTATCGGAATATGCGAGCTGTACGGCTCCGTCAAGACGCTTTATTCTTGAAAAGGCGTCTTTCTTTACTGAACTAGAAATCCTTGAGGAATCTGGGAACCTTACTGACAGCATGTCCATAAAAATCTTTTCGTCGGTGAAAACGCCTAAGTTCTCGTCGATTTCAGTTTCCTTTATTTCGGTTTTAGGCGCCTCGGTAGGCTCAATATACGGCAATTCGCTTGCACCGACGCCCTCAAGCTCATCCCAGTTAGGTATAGCCACGCAACGGCACATTATGTCCATTCCGGGGTGAAGATACGGCGCATCGCCGGCACGCTTTACCC